AGATTCTATCATAGGTATTTGTAAAGAAAATAAACTTAAATCATTTTTTTTAATTGATGATAGTATGTCAGGTTTTCTACAGGGCTACATTAATTCGTCTGAAGCAGATATTAAGATGATTTTTGGTTTAAGTCTTTATGTATGCCCAGACATGGACAAGAAAGAATCTGAAACTTTAGATAAAACATGCAAATATGTTGTTTTGTGTAAGAATGCTAGAGGCTACCAACGTTTAATTAAATTATCATCCGAAGCAGCAACTAGAGGGTCTTTTTACAATTCTGCAATACGTTCATATACGCCTCGTGCTGATTTTAAATTAATTTCATCTCTCTGGGATGACGAAGATTTGCAATTAGCTGTACCTTTTTACGATTCTTTTTTGCATGAAAATTATTTACAAGACAAGTGGTGCTCGGAACCACCCTCTGATTTTAATTTAGATTTTTTTATAGAAAATAATAATTTGCCGTTTGATTATCTTATATCAGATAGGGTAAGAGAATATGTAGCTGATAATAAAAACTGTAATATTATAAATTCTCAAAGTATTTATTACAAAAACAAAAAAGACTTCAAAGCTTACATTACATTTAGAGCAATCGACAAAAGAACAACCCTTGGAAAACCAAATTTAGAGCATATGGGTAGCAACACTTTCTGTTTTGAGTCTTGGCAAGAAAAAAACAATGAAAAAACTTCTTAGATACGATAAAGAGAAAACTTTTGTTTTTATTGATTGTGAGACATTTAATTTGTGTCTTAATTTTTGCCATAATTTACCTTGGCAAGTATCAATGCTAAAGGTAAAAGGAGATGATATAGAGAGTTCTAAAGATTTTTACATAAAATGGGACACTCACCTTAAAATCGGCGCAGAAGCTGCCAGAATAACTCGCTACAGCCAACAAACGATGGACAAAAGGGGCGTAAAGCCTGAAGATGTGTATCCCACCATAAAAGATTGGTTAGATAATGCCGATTACATAGTGGGCCATAATTTATTAGGATTTGATATTTATCTTATCAAGGGTTTGTATGAATACATGGGAGATGATTACTCTCATCTTACCGAAAAAATTATTGATACTAATTCTATAGCAAAAGGCATTCAAACAGACAAAAAGTACGATAAGAAAGACAACTTTATAGAATACCAATATCGCACAGTAGCCAAAAGAGTGAGGGGTGTAAAAACTAACCTTACAGCAATGGGCAAATATTATAATATTAAGCATGATTACAATAAACTTCATAACGCTTTGGTGGATTTGGAGTTAAACTTAAAAGTCTGGAATAAATTAAAGTGGGAAATCGATTTATGAAAAAGTACAAAGTAGAAAGAATAGAAAAGCATTGCATTGAATACCTAGTTGAAGCAAACACTCCCGAAGAAGCTTATAAAATAGCAGAGGAATACGATGATGATAAAATAATCTCCACAACCCAACTGGGAGAAGCTGTTGACGACGCCGACCTAGGTGTATCTACAATATCTGGTCCATATTAACGGACCCTTTGTTATATAAAACAATTAATTCGTGGACAAAATACAAGATAGATATCTTCATATTTTTTCTCCTACAGGCATGTGGGGAGATCAGATATTGAATTTGTTTTCCAGCCATTACCATATGCTTAATATGGGTAAGGAAGGAATTGTCATACATACCTCAAAAGACCTCTACAACACACACCATAAAAATTATACAAATACCGAAAAAGATATTTTAAAATTTTGGAGCACTATAGATTTTGTTAAAGGTATTTTTTTTGATGTAGATCAACGCACGCTACAAGATGACGGAATAAATA